GACCCTACTCAACCATTATTTGCCTTATATACAATAACGTTATAAAATTAAGCATATGAATATTGAGAAATCTCTTTGGTCTTCGCATGGCGACAACATTACGTTGTCCGTGCCATTTACCAAAGTTAACCGTGAAAAAAGAACAGTCTCAGGATTTGCAACGTTAGACAATCTTGATCAGACTGGTGACGTTGTTACTGCAGAAGCAAGCCTAAAGGCATTTGAAAACTTCCGTGGAAATATTCGTGAGATGCATGGATCAAATGCAGTTGGCAAAATGGTTTCATTCAAGCCAGAAACATTTTACGATCCAGCAACAAAAGAATTTTATAATGGAGTGTATGTCGACGCATATATCTCAAAGGGTGCACAAGATACTTGGGAAAAGATTCTTGACGGAACTCTAGCAGGATTCTCAATCGGCGGAAAGATTACGGATTCAGAAAACGAAGTTAACAAGTCGACTGGTAAGCCAGTTAGATTTATTAAAGAATACTCATTGATGGAGTTGTCAGTAGTTGACTCACCAGCAAACGAGCTATGCAACATCTTGTCTGTTCAGAAAATGAATGGTCAGCTAGTATTTAAAGGAATGGCAACAGAAGTTGTAGCAGAAAATATTTTTTATTGTGCAGACACTGATTCAGTGTTTGTATCAACAGAGTCATCATATGATTCACCAGTTACAGGTAAGCCTGCAACATTGATCGGTTGGGTAGAATCAAACGATGTTAACAAAGCAAAAGAAATAGATAAGATTCTTGATTTACATAAAAAGTCAAGATTGTCGATGCCTGAAACACAAATTGCAAAACAGGCAGACATAGAAGGAGGTAAAGAAGTGTCAGAAAATACAGAAAACGTAGTTGCAGAAGATGCAGTAGCACCAGAAGCAGCCGTAGAAGACACAGCAGTAGTTGCTCCCGCAGAGGAAGCACCAGCTGTTGAAGAAGCTCCTGCAGAAGCAGTAGCAGACGCTTCTGCCGAAACTCTAGAAAAAGCAGCCGACGTATCAGAAGTTATGGTTGATGAACCTGATTTTGCAAAGATGCTTGGCGATCTTAAGGGATTTTTCTCAGAGACATTGAATAAGGCTTCAGAAGCAAATGCAGCACAAGTTTCAGCTATTAAAGATACAGTTGAAACATTTAGCAAGAGCGTAGATGGTCGAATTTCAGAGTTGGCAGAACAACACTCAGCCCTTTCAAAGGCTGTAGAAAACATCAAGAACACGATTGATGGTGTAGAAAAGCGTGTCGATGCAGTAGAATCAGAGACTGCAATTAAGAAGTCCTCAGACCTTGGCGGGTCTCAGGAAGTAATAATCAAAAAATCAAAGTGGAACGGTTCTTTCCTCGGTTCCGTGAACGAAATTTTTAACTAAAAATAAGGTAGGTGAAATATAAAATGAGTAATGAAACATTAGAAAAAGCAATCGCAGCAGGTACAACTGCTACAGGTACTTTTGCATCCACTACAGGTGGAGCTGGAGTACACCGTGCTTCCGAAAACGGAAACGGTGGATTGCTTAATGCAGAACAATCAGCTCGCTTCCTAGACTACATGTTCGACGCTACCGTAATTGGTAAGGTTGCACGTACTGTCCGAATGAGAGCAGATACCACTGAGATTGATCGTATGTCAGTTGGCGAAAGACTTATGACTGTCGCAGCTGAAGGAGACAATACAGGTGCAAACGCAGCTGTAACTTTCTCAAAGATCTCTCTAACAACAAAGAAACTCCGCATGGATTGGGAGCTTTCAACAGAATCTCTAGAAGATAATATCGAAGGTGCAGATCTTGAAGATCACATTGCACGTTTGATGGCAACACAGGCAGGTAACGATATTGAGGATGTAATCCTTAACGGTACAGGAACTGGCTCAGGACTGCTTTCAGCATTCCAGGGTGTAGTTGCAAAGTCAAAGGCTAATGGACGTGTTGTTGATAACAACGGTGCAGAAATTAGTCGTGAAGCATTTAATAAGGCTCTTAAGGCAATGCCACGTAAGTACAAGCAACGTCGTGGAGACCTTCGCTTCCTAGCAGGATCAAACTTGATTCAAGATTTCTTGTACAAGAACAGCATCACTGCAGGAACAGCTAATCCAGAAGATATCGCATCAAGCGTTATCCGTGGACAAGGCGTATCAGCACTAGGTGGAGCAGCAGGATTTGTGGCACCATTCGCATTCGGTATTCCGATTGTTGAAGTACCACTACTTCCAGAAACTCAAACTGGTGACTATTCAAATCCAACAGGATCACACGGAGATATCCACTTGACATTCCCAAATAACGTAGTTATTGGTATCAAGCGTGACGTAACCGTATATCGATTCTTCTGGCCACGTAAGGACTCTATCGAGTACACAATGTATACTCGTGTAGGATGCCAAATCGAGCAAGCAGACGCTTGGGTCGTAGTCAAGAACGTTAAGGTCGCTTCCTAATTATTAGGATTTAGATCCCCGAAATGCCCCCTAAATTAATTTTTGGGGGGCTTTTCATTTTAATTTAATAATGCTATAATTGCTATAAGTAGAAATAGGAGATTTACATGTCATTTGAGACATTAAAAGTATCAGAACTAAAGCAGATCGCAGAAGATTTTGCAGTTGAGACAGAAGGCCTAAAGAACAAAGCCGACATTATTGCAGCCCTCGCAGAAGAAGGCGTAACTTGGTCTGTATACAACAAGACCATTGAAAAGATGGAAGAGGATTCTGAAGACATGGCAACAGAGGTACTACCTAAGTTTGATCCAAAGGCGGATCAGCCAGAAAACACAGTATTAGTAAGAATGACTAGAGATAACTTTAGGTATGATATTATGGGATTTACGTTCACAAAAGAGCACCCATTTATTGCAATGAGCAAGGAATACGCTCAAGAAATTTTTGATAAGGAGGACGGCTTTAGATTAGCAACTCCAAAGGAAGTCCAGGAGTATTACAACTAACTAAGCCTACACTATGGAGATTTACGTAGGGTCTACAGCAGGAGTAAAGCATAAAGTTTATTGGAGGGGTGAAGAGCAAGACTCTGATAACCTACCAACAGTATTAGTTTATGACATAACAAACGATCCAATTAATCCAGTATCTCCTACCACAATTCAGGCAACATTGACAGCAGAAAAAGTCGAAACAGATGTTGGTGTATATCAGGTATTTCTTCCTCAGAATGTAGTTTCAAGAACTAGAACATTAAAATTACGTTGGGCATATAACGTAGTGGGTATAGCTCAGACAAGAGAGCATAATCTCTATGTTGTAAAGTCTTATACTGATTTAGAGCAAACTCGTGAAGAGCTAAATTTTGGCGGAGACAGATCAGACCCTAATTATAAATCGTATGCAGAATTAGTCTTAGCTGAAAGATATGCTCGTAAAGTAATTGAAAACTATACTGGTCAAAATTTTTATCCCTATGACGAGACGCACCTAGTGTATGGAAACGATTCAGACACTTTAATATTTAACTCTAAATTAATTCAAGTACACAGAATGTATGCCAACGACTACCTTCTGTTGGATGCTTTAGCTACCCCTAAAGTTAATAACTGGGGAAGATCGGTAAACGTTACTGAAAACGGCTTTGGGTTAAGGATAGATAGAACGTCTGCTTTAGACAATACAGTATATACTGCCAATGGAATGATTCCTCCTAGCATTCATGACTCTGTAGACTTCTTTAAACAAGGTGATAGGTATCAGGTGTATGCAAGATTTGGATACGAAGAGGTTCCAGACGAAGTAGAGTTAGCATGTATAGAATTAATGAAAGATTATTTTTCAAAGGATTTAGCCTGGAAGAATAAGTATATTAAAAAGATTTCAACATTTGACTGGGATTTTGAATACTCTGGAGAGGCAACCTCTGGAACTGGTAATTTATATGCAGATCAATTGCTATCTAATTACGTAATTTCTCAGGTCATGTTGTTGTAATGAATGAGTTAATAGAGTCAGTTCTTTCCATGTACTTAGACGTTTATCGTCAGTCAGATATGCAAGACCCAGATACGGGAGCTATTAAAAGAGAATGGAATTATTATAAAACAGTTAATTGTCACGCCAAGGGCGTAATTAGTAATTCTGCAACAACCAGATCAAGCGACAAACAGGTGTTTAGCAATAAGTACCTTAATGATCAGATTATTCAAGTTAGAACATCTGAGAGGCTTATAGCAAGAGAAAAAGTTACGAACATTCGTGATCGAGAAGGTAACCCAATTTGGACAGAGATTAACTTTCCAAGTGAAACCCCTACGGTATTTGAAGTTATAGGAACAACTCCAATTACAGACCCCTTCGGCAGAGTCATAGGATACAATTCTTCAATGAAGAGATCGGAGAACCAACAAATTGGACAATAGCGGATTACTGGTTCAGGTATCAAGCGGACTAGAGAGAATGATGTATGCAAACCAAAGCGGACCTCTTAAAGACAGTACAGTAGCTCAGATATCAGCTTTTGTGTATTATGAGGCAGCAGTCATATCTAAATTAACAACAAACAAACAATTTCAAAATGCATTTACTAAAGTAATGTTTGATCAGATAAATTTAGATTTTGGAAATTATATAGACGCATTAGCTAGATCTAGGCCTAAGTCCTTACACCATGTTTATGAGTGGAAAAAGACTGGTAATAAAACAGCAAGACTTTTTAAGCTTAACAAGTTGTCTGCAGAAGGATTGTCTTTTAGAATAGACTATGATCTGCTTCCTTCAACATCTATGGTTCCTTCAGCAAACGGAAGAAGAAGACACGTATTCGTAAACAAGGCTTCAATTATGGAAGCAGGTAAGCCTTTAGTAATTAGACCAAAAAATTCTGAAAGATTAGTTTTTGAAGCTGATGGAGAAACAGTATTTATGCCAAAGGGTATGCCAGTTACAGTAAAGAGACCTGGTGGATCTGCTGCAACAAATCAATTTAATTTAGCTCACTCAAGGTTTTTTAGCGGAAGATTAGTAAATGAATCTATTAAGAGATCTGGATTCCAAAAAATATTTAATTCAAGCATGACTAAAGCACTAAGAGTTCCTTCTAATATTAAAAAAGTTCAGTATTCTTTTTCTGCAAATGCTATTAGGTCTCAGGCAGATGCTGCTCTTACAGCGTCATTTGGCGGTGTAATGTGACAGCAAACTATAAACTAGATGCAATGATAGAGTTAAGAAAGTACCTCTGGAAAGAGCTGCATACTAGAAACATATTTGATGAGGATGACTACTGGTCAGATAATTTAAATGAAAATATTATTCCAATTATTCCAGTTCAGCAATCAGCAGAAATGAATCAATTTTTGAGCGGGAAAAAACACATAGTCTACGACAAGATAGGAATGTCTTATGAGGACAACTGGCTAATTTGTTGTGAACAGATACTTTTTACAATATACTCAACGGATATATCAGAAATTAATGAAATTAGAAACTACATGACAGATGAGTTCAGGCGTGTTGATGAGTCTGCTAGAAGCATCAATAAATGGACTGGGCTATCAGATAAGTTTAAGTTCCACGCAGTTTATATAGCCGACATATCTCCAACAGCCCCCTCAGAGGAGCTACAGGGATTCTTTGCAGCCGAAGTCATACTAGAAATCAAGTATTCAAGAATTACAGACGGTCAGGGCAGGTTCCTTTAAGGTTTGCCTTTTTACCCATTATGGAATAAACTTATCCTAAGAGGAAAGAAGCCTAGCCAGCTTTAATTTAAGATTTTAAGAAAATATATATATATTGAAATATAGGAGGTAAGAAACACATGGCACAAAACGCAGGTAATGCTAAAAATATTCTCGTAGGTGCATCCCCGTTGTTCATTTCAAACATTGACTCAACAACTTCAGGATACGCAACATATGAGAATTCCGAGCCAGGAACAACAAATGCTTCAGCATTTGCTACAGGCGTATCTTATACAGATACCCTTAACGCAAAAGATTCTGGAACATTCTACTACAGAAACGTAGGTTTTACAAACAACGGTTTGCAGATCACTTACAACCCAACATATGATTCAGTAACAGTGGATCAGCTTCTTGATACAGCTAAGCTGTTCAAGTCAGCGATGGAGGTTATGATCGCAACTGAAATGACAGAAGGTACACTAGAGAACGTTCTAGTTATTTTTGGTCAGCCAGATGATCCAACTAACAATACCGCAATTTCTCAGAATAACACAATTATTTCTACAGGAACTGGTACATCAAAGAAGGATACCCTTGGTATTGCAGCAGGAGCTCTTGGTATTGCACCAACAGAGCGTCAGCTTATTGCAGTTGGTCAAGCACCAACTACAGCAGGTGCTCAGGTAGAGCGTGTATATTATGCACGTCGTGTTTTGTCAGTGCAGCAATCAGCTTTCACATTGGCAAGATCAGCCCCAACTACATTCCCAGTAACATTCCGTCTACTCCCAACCGCTATGAGCGGCTACGAAGGACAAGAATACGGTAAGATCGTTGACCGTGTATTGGTTGTATAATAATTAAATAATTATCTACAGGGCCCCCAAGAAATTGGGGGCCTTTGTGGTTGTATTAGTATATTTCTTTTAGTATAATGATTAGGACTAGATCCAAGGAGGATTAAATTGGCAACAACAGTATATGATGTAGAAGAGGTACAGCTACAAAACGGGCAGACCGTAAAGCTAAAACCACTATCAATTAAAGAACTTCGTAAGTTCATGGTAGCTATCAAAAAGACAGCAGAATCACAAACAGAGGATGATACACTTAATATCCTTATTGATGCATGTGCAATTGCACTAGAAAAACAACTACCAGAGTTGGTAGCAGACAGAGAAGCATTTGAAGATGCTATTGATGTTCCAACAATGAACCGCATTCTAGAAGTTTGCGGAGGAATCAAACTTGACGACCCAAACCTACTAGCGGCAGCGGTTCTGGCTGGTCAGAACTAGATTTAGCCGCTTTAGAAGGAGAAGTTTTTCTTTTAGGACATTGGAAAAATTACGATGAACTTGAAGAAAATTTATCAATGCCAGAACTTATTAATACTCTAAAAGCTTTAAAGAAAAAGGATCATGAAGACAAAAAGTTCTTTGCATCCTTAAAGGGAGTGGAAATAGGTGAGTACGAAGATGATAAAAAAGGAGGCCCTAGTTTCGAAGACATTCGTTTGAGAGCAGCAGGTATAAATGCCACTAGCAACGATGTTGTTTCGCTACAAGGAAATTTCGCAGCGCAAGCTGGATTTGGAATTGGAGCGGGATTAGGATACTCCAGGGAGTAGTTTAATATAAATGGCTGACGAAACAATCAGTACCAAGATAGTCGCTAACGCTGACTTTTCAGCCCTTATTGCCGATGTGCATAAGGTTACGGCTAGCCTATCCAAATTACAGGAACAATTAGCTAACTCAAATAAGATGATGGCAAATCAAATTGCCGTTATGAATAGATCATTTTCAGATACCCTTAGAAGTACTGGACAGTTCTCAACACACTTTGTAAGTCTACAATCAGATGTAGAAAAGTTTGGAAAGAATTTAGATGGCGGAAAATTAAAGCTAAATCAATATTTTAATACTTTTAGGGATCATGCTAGAACTTCTGGCGGACTTATAAGAGATTTAGCAAAACAACAGGTAGCTCTACAGAACTCAGTATTACAACCGCTAGGCAGAAATGCACAAGGACTTATGCAGTTTAATGTGCATGTTCCAAGAGGTCTGGATGAGGTAAAAAATAAAGCAGCGCTAGCAAGACAAGAACTTCAGATAATGAATAAAGTTCTTCAAGATGGTGCTGGACAACTTATTAACTGGGGTAAAAATACTCAGTGGGCAGGCCGTCAGTTAACAGTCGGATTAACGGTCCCACTCATGGCTTTTGGAGCACAAGCTGCTAAAGCATTTAGAGAAGCAGATCAAGAATTAGTTCGTTTAACTAAGGTTTATGGAGACGTTGCAGGAACATCTGCACAAGAGCTTGGAAAAGTTCGTAGAGATGTTACAGAAACTGCAAAACAAATATCTGCAGCAATGGGTGTTAGCTTTAAAGAAACAATTGGATTAGCAGCGGATATTGCAGCAACTGGAAAAACTGGTAATGAGTTACTAGGTTCAATTCAAGAAACTACCAGATTAGCGGTACTTGGTGAAGTAGATCGTCAAGAGGCTATGAAAGCAACACTAGCTATTCAGTCAGCGTTTAAACAAAATACAGATGAGCTTTCAGAATCAATTAACTTCTTAAACGCAGTTGAAAACCAAACATCAACAACTCTAAACGATTTAGTAGAAGCAATTCCAAAAGCTGGTCCAGTTATTCAAGGATTGGGCGGAAGCGTACAAGATTTAGCTCTTTACTTAACAGCGATGCGTGAAGGTGGAATTAACGCATCAGAAGGTGCTAATGCACTAAAGTCAGCACTTGCTTCTTTGATTAACCCAACAGATGTTGCGGTAGGTAAATTTCAAACTTTAGGAATTGATCTTCTTGGAATTGTAAACAATAATGCTGGCAATTTGACTGGTACCTTGATGGCACTACAGGGAGCTTTGGATAATTTAAATCCGCTTCAAAAACAACAAGCAATTGAACAATTATTTGGTAAGTTTCAATTCTCAAGACTTAATGCATTATTTGAAAACTTGGGAAGACAAGGTAGCCAGACACTACAAGTACTAGATTTAATGAAGGCCTCATCTTCTGAACTGGCTCAAGTTGCTGATCGAGAGTTGTCAGCAGTAACAGAATCCGCTTCTGGTAAGTATAGAAGAGCATTAGAAAGCCTTAAGGCTTCGCTGGCCGAAGTAGGAGAACAATTTTTAACAATAAATACAGTATTAATTCAGGTTATAGATAAAGTTGTTCAGTTTGCAAACAATCTACCTAAACCAGTTAAACAGATACTTGCTTTATTAGGCGGATTTACTGCAATTATTGGACCAGTAATTATGCTTACGGGTGTGTTGGCAAACTTCTTTGGATATTTACTAAAGGGTGCTGCACACATGAAGGCATTCTTTAAAGGTGGAGAAGGATGGAAGTATCTAACTCCAGAAATGCTAGCAGCAGAAAAAGCTGGTAAATTAGTTGAACAGTCTTTCTACAGCGACGCTAAAGCGGCGGCAGTATTACAGCAAGCTTTAAGAAACCTACTCGATGAATTTGCAATGCTAGAGGCAAAAGCAAAATCAGGAGCAATGGCAGTAAATCCAGCAGTTAGCACAATGGCAGGCAATTTAGTAATGGCTGCAGGCGGACAAAGAGTTGTTAACAAAGATCACCCACTAGCTGGAGATTATGGAACAAGAGCAAGTTCTCATATGGTTTCAAGAGTTGGAAGAGATCCAGCATCACAGACAATGTTTGGAATGGTTCCAGGAGCAATTCCAGTAAACGCAGCAATAGGTCAAAATCCACAAATTTATATGAACGAGCCTTTGCCAAATGTTCCTGGATTAACAACAGTAAAGGGAGTTTCTACAGGTATTGTTTCTGGAGAAGCAGCCCGATGGCATGCAATGATGGCAACATTAGGTATGCAATCAAAAGCAGAAATTGAAACATTAAAGAAAACAATTGCTGCAACTGGAACCGTAAGCAAAGAGTTTATGATGCAGTTCGATGACATTTTGCCAGTTGTTTCAAAGCTTACAGATAACGCAGCAAGAGAGTCCGCAATGATTGTAGCAGAACTTCGTGCAGGCAAATTAACGGTTGAAGCTGCTAGAGCAAAGATTGTTGCTCTTAATTTACAAACTGAGCAAATGATTGCTTCTTCTGTTTCTGCATCAGCAGCATCAATGGGCAGAACAATTAATCCTACAATGGTACCTACTTTAAATCAGCCAGTAGTAGATGCCGCTGGTAAGTCTAATATGAGAGAATTATTTAAAAAGGGTAGGACAAGAGATTTTGTTAATAGAATTGCTGGCGTACTTGGTGTAAGAACATCTGGCGCTGGGTATAATATTGAAACAACAATTCCTAAAAAGTTTGCTATGGGTGGCCCAGTATATCTAAACAGCGGAAGCGATAGATATAGACCTTCTATGTCAAGACAAGTAAATAGACTACTGGCAGAGAGGCAGCTTGCACAAGCTCAACCTTCTGGAACAGATGTTGTTCCAGCAATGCTTACCCCAGGAGAGTACGTTGTTCGTGCATCATCTGTAACACCACAAACACTACCCCTACTTGAAGCCTTGAACAAAGGTGGACCAGAGCATTTATCTGCTCAAATGCTTTGGCAATCTACAGCGTTAAACCAGGGCTTAGAGGGAAGGGGTGTTGGTGGAAATGCTCCTATGGTATTAAGTGGAAGAAACATTGCATCAGACTATAGAGGATTAAGATCTTCAGGGTTACCACCAGTCTCATTGCTTTATCAAGCAGGTCAAGAACTTGGATATGATAAAAATAAATTACGTTTTCATTTAAATAATTACGAAAAGGCATTGTCTCAAAGACTGGCTTCATATGGAAATCGTGTTTTATCTAAACAAGAACTAGAATTTATGCAAGAAAATCTGTTAAAGAGACACGCTGCTCAATTATTTAGAGTAGACCCAGCATCAGGCGCAAAAATTAATTTCTTTCAAGAAACTTCATTAATGGGTTCACGTAGAGTTAACGGAAAAGGCGGAACAGGTTTTGTTGGCGGAATAATGAGAGCGCTACTAGGAACTTCTAGCGGGTTCAGCGGTGGACAAAACGAAACACATTTAGGGATAGCGCAAGAGTTACTAGATAATCCAGTTTATTCAATTGATAAAGACGCTGGAAAAATGACCCATATTCCTAGTGGAACAACCACAGACCCAAGAGCAAACAAGATGACCCTGGGAAGAATGTTTGGCGTACAAAAAGGTCATTTAGGATCAAAGATGTGGGGATCAGTATCAGCAATTTTAGGTAAGCTAGGGCAGGTAAGAAGGGGTGTTCCTTTACAAATGTCTGCTGGAGGAATGGTTCCAAGATATAACATGGGCGGAATGGTTCCATCTCCAAACGGACAAAAATATAATATGGGCGGAATGGTTCAAGGATATAATCGTGGTGGCATGGTTAGAAGTATGCTTGGTGGAACTGGAATTGCAATTGGCGGACAGATGCTTGGTTCTCAAATAGGTGGCGGACTAGGAACAGCAATATCAATGGGCTCTGGCCTACTTGGGTCAATGTACTCATTTGGCGGAATGAGCGGCGGAGCAGAAGGAGGTCAAAGAGGAATATTTGGAAGACAAATGGATAAGATTCCAGCACAGCTAAAACAACCTGTTGGACCACTTAATAGTTTATCTGCAGCAGCATCAAAAACCGCTGGTAGTCTTTCAGGAATTGCCAGAGTATTTGGACCACTGCTTAAAGGATTTAGTTCACTTCTAAGGCTTACAAGCCCACTAGGATTGGGTTTGACTGCTGTTGGAGCAACTGTGGGATTCCTTATTAAAAAGCATAAAGAGCATACAGAAGAATTAAGAGTGAATAGAGCGGCATTTGGAATGACTGCAGATGCAGCTCAAAAAGCTGGATATAAATATACTGATTATAATAAGCAAATAAAAGGAGCAATAGAAGATGCTAAGGCATTGAAGGCTCAAAATAAAATGATTTATGAAAGCATGACAAATGCTAACGTTCCAATTAAAATGACTATTGAGCAATACAAGAAACTCAAAGAGCAAGTAAAGTCTACTATGCAAGACTACATCAAACTATTTGATCAAACAGACAGAAAAGATGTTGGTCAAGTAGCAATTCAACTTAAAGCTCAATTTATGGCAGCAGGAGATTCAGCAGAAGAAGCAACGGCAAAGATATACGCTTTAATTGCAGAATCTAAAAATGCCTCATTGGCTGGAACTGCAATTGGAAATAAAGCTTTCCAGGGAATACAAACTCTTCAAGATGCAGCAATTCAAACAACAAAAACATTTGAAGCGGCAATGATTGCTTCTGACACTAAGGGTCAGGCATCAGCAATACTAAACTCATTTGAAGCAATTAATGGGTCTATTTCTGAAACAATTAGAAAGAGCGAAGAAGCGGCTGCAAAAAATAAATCTGCAGTAAAAACAGTAGGAGAAGCAACTACTGAACAAATAGACAAGATTAATGATTCTTATAAAAACCAAACACATCTTACAAGGGGAGTAATTGATGAAATTGGAAAAACCAGCCCAGAGTTGGCCAAGACACTAAACTCTACAGACACCCTTGTTTCGGCGTGGGCAAAGTATCAGTTGCTTGTTCAAGGTGTTAATATAGATGTTTCTACTCTTAGCGGCACAGCAGCAGTTGCTGCAGCAAAGCTTTCTTCAATTATTACAAGTACTGTAAAAACAACAGGGGCTGTTGGAGCACAGTATAAAGAGTACGATAGGTTAAAGGGAAAGATCAAAGATCTTGAAAAGGCACAAAGAGGCCAGTCTGCAAAGGCTCAAATAGATAGCAGAGACGCAATTGCTGCTCTTAACAAACAAATAGAGAAAATTAGAAAAGCTGCTCAGGATAAAATTAATGGAATTCGTAAAGCAACTGAGGCGGAAAATACTCAATTAGAAATTCAAAAAGCTCAACTAAGAGCCCAGCAAGCACTTGCCACAGGAAACATGACGGCATATGCAGAAGAGCAGATGGGAATAGAACAATTACTAAATGATGCTAATCGTAAGGCGGCAGAAGAAGCAATTCTAACTAAGGCAGAACTTGAGATTAAGCCTCTTCAGGATAAGATAGATAATCTTTCTAAGAAAAATCAGGACCTGGCAGACAAAGCAGCCCTTGCAGGCGATAGTCTAGTTGGACTACAAAAGAAGGCTCAGACCCTTAATGATAATTTAACCGCATACACAACAAATCTTTCTAATGTTATATATGGTTTGCAAAACATTCCTAAATTTAAAGATAGCCCAGAATACCAAGAAGCCTTGGTTGCCCTAGGAGAGTTTGGTAAAAAACTTGGTATTACAGAAAAGCCAGAATCTATAATTGATCAAATGAGCAAAGCCCTTAAAGAAATTCATGCAGATGAAGTTACTCTGTATACTGGTCAAATTAAGACTGGAAGAGTTTCTTACACAAAACAAAATCCTTTTAGTCCAGTTGATGAAGGAATTACTGGATTAACAAATACAAAAAATAAAGCAGGAATCTATGTGCTAGACGACCCTAGTAAAAGAAAAGTTGTTGAAGAAGGTAATCTAGACGATGATGATATATTCGTTTATCAGGGCAGATACTACAGAGTAAAAAATGCTGACTGGAGAACTGATCCAACTACTGGCAAGAAAATGCTGGTAAATGATCCAGACGTTGTTGCTGGAGACAGAACAAGCAAATCCCTTGGAGGCCCATTTGCGGCAGGAGATAAGCTCTTAGTAAATGATAGAAGAAATTCTTTAGGGTATCAGCAAGAGGGTATTGCAATAGATCCTAATTTCTCAGGAACTGTATATCCAAATATTGCTACTATGCCTAGATTTGATCTTCCTACACAGACTAAGCTTAATGGAGTTAATATATCAAATAGCCCAAATAGCAATAATCTGTATAATATAGATATTAACTTAAACGGAACAAACGTAACTGCAGATGATGTGATGCGTAAGTTTAAGCAAGAGCTTGCACTAGTTAGTGCTAAAGAAGGACCTAGCAAGTACGTAGGAGGAGCAATATAATGAGCATGTATCTACCTAGAGGATCAATTTTGAGCATAGAAGCCAAAGACCTACTAGCCACTCCTGCTGGAACAACTAAAATATGGAATAAGGTTACTGAGCATAATAGATCAGATTTAGGTTTTTCTATTGATAGAATTGAAAAAGTAGTAAGAACATCTAACGGAACTTTAAGAAAAAATTACATAGCTGATAAAAGAAAGTTCTCAGCTTCTTGGTCTATGTTGCCTTCATATAGGACATTAACGGTAGATGGAGCATGGGGAGCAGAAGACCTTAGATCATTCTACCTAAGCGAAGAAGGGCAGCAGTCATTTAAAATTAGAATTAATTTAGCTAAAAATGGTACCGATCAAACATCTTCTGGGTATGAAGAATATACTGTAATATTTGGAGGCTGTAATTTTTCAGTTGTTAAGCGTGGACTACAACCACACTGGAATGTATCTATTGAGTTGGAAGAAGTATAATGATTATTGCCCCAGCTGTCAAAACATTACTAGAACAAAATACAACTGTTAAAACAAATATAGGATGTACCGTAGAATACAATATGAATTCAATGGTAGACAACATTATTGTTACTGGTTCAGAATATACTAGTCCAGATGGATCAAAGCCTTATAAAAAATTATTTCCTGCTTCTTCTGTTATAAAACCATTCAGACCAATTGGCGCTGGAGTTAAATACGGAGTGTTTGGAGATGTAGATTTAAATACATGGAAGGATCCTAAGAATATAGATTATCCATTAAGCTATAGAACTTATTATGCTGGCTCAGATACTTACTATAAGTATTGGTTATCTGAAAGAAATTCTGGAGCTAATGTAAATATTACATATCCTCAAACAGTATTAACCAATAAGATAGTTGTTAGATTTGAAATATCTCATTCTATTCCATCTACATGGACTATATCAAAAGAAGGCGGATCAACTTTAGCTACAGGAACTAGTGCTGATATAAAGCCATTCACAACAAGCGGATCTAAAAACTATGATGCTGGAACATTAACTATTTATTACAATGGCAGTACCTGGACTACAACTGAACCAACTACATTGGCAACCCCTACTTCAATATCAGCACTATCATTATCAACCTCTGGAACTTTTGGTTTACACGTAGGGGTAATTGAACTATCCCCTAGATGGGTTGCAGATATAACCCCACACATTGTAGACTTCTCTATTGCCCAAGAGTCTTCGACCAGCCCAGACGATATTCTTCCAGTAGGTAAAGTGTCGGCAAACTCAATGTCAGCCAGTTTAATTTCTTACGAGTCTGCAAGAAAAATAATTTCATACGAAAAGGGAACAGCCTTTAATTCTTCCAACTTATATATGTACAAGAATGTAGAGCTAAACCCATATATTAAAGTTTATTATTCTGGGGCTCCGTTATCTGATACTGGAGGAAATTATGAAAAGGTAAAGCAAGGCACTTTCTATGTAAATAACTGGACCACTTCTGAATTTGGAGATATTAATCTAGACGCACTTGACGGAGCCAAGATTCTTCAAGATATCATTTCTCCTGGATTAGTATGTAAAGATACTTCTGCCATAGGTATTATTAGAAAACTATTAGACAATGTTGGGTTTACAAGCTATAACATAAACTATAAAACAGACCTTACTGGTAAAATAACGGACAAATCAATTTTAAGTCCTATATACTGGTGGACAGATGATTCTAAAAACGTATGGAGCTGCATACAAGAAATTTGTAGAGACTCTCAGATGGTAGCCACATTTGATGAAAAAAATATTTTGCAGTTTTATACTAGAGACTATTTGGTTTCTCAAACCACACCACATTGGAATTTTAAATATGCAAAAGATGGGAGCACCCTGCCCAACATTATATCTCTTCAGAAAAGAGATTTGCCAGCAGCTAATCAGGTAAAAATTTTATGGAACCCAACAACAGCTAGTGAGTTTCTAGGAAGTGCACAGCCTTTATGGAAATCTGGATCATCTTATCTAGGAGCATATTCTTTAAACACTCCACTTTCCTCTACATCTGCAGCTGGAGACTGGATAAGCTTATCACCTATTACAGTTAACCAGCAGACTAATCAAATTATTTATAACTACTCTGGTTATTTAG